AGCGCCCGGACATACGACGCGATAATTCTCAAATTCAACGGAATGCACTTCAGTCGGGATCTTCTTTCTGGTGAAGGTGGCGATCGGGATATCCGCCAGATGAAGCAAATGGCGGCCGAGTTCGGAATTGAGATCGACTGCTACGAACCGCGCTTGCAAGCACGGATTTCGGAAGCCCTGGGGCGCATATGAGCAAGATGGCTCATACGGCTCATAGATTTTACTCGCAGCCATTCCCACGAGTGGCTGCTGGGAAATCAACCGCCCTGGAGGGCAAACCGATGTCTCGAACATTCGAGCAGGGATGGGCGGCACGACCCTTCGCCCAGCAATTCCCGGAAATGAACGCAGACGAGGCCAAGCGCCTCGACCACATCAACACGTCGATCACGACGCTGTACTTGGCAGGGCTGCTTACCGACAAGCAGGCGAACGAGATCCGCACCAAGAAATTTCCCAAGGTCGTCACCAAGGCGGTCATGGGTAAGCGCTGACTCCCTGGCAGCCGGAAAGACAACCCCATGGTGCCCGCCCATGCGGGGCTTCATCACCAGCGCAGAGCGTCCTGCCCCATCAGCTTCAGGGGGAGACAGACAGGGCGCTCTGCGGTGTTGATGAATGCGCAGGCTGATGCGCAGCGATGCAAGCTCAAAAGCGCGGCGCCGGCGGGCGATAGCTGACCGGCTCGGTTGAACCTGACACTTCTCACGCAAGCCGGAGATCAGCACCGGCCATCAGCACCACCAGCAGCCCCGCCGCCGAGCGGTGAAATCCCGACGCGACTTGATCGTTGGTCACGTGGCGGGCTGCACCTATCCATTTCCGGCGCCAGCCGCCGAGTAACCCACCACCTGGAGGCAGTCATGGCCTACCCGTACCTCGGCGATCACAGGCTGGAACCGGACGACGACTCGTTCGAATGCCCCTGGTGCGGGGCCCAGCCATGCAACCAATTCGCCCTGATGCAACACCTGAAGCGCTGCCCGGTGAAGGCTGCGCAAGATGAGCCGGAGGCAGCATGAACAAGAAGACCAGGCAAGACGTTGTCGACTTCATCGAGGCGCGCTTTGAATGGGCGCGGGAGCGGTTCACGGATGTGCTTCGGGCCGAGCTCGACACCTCCATCGACCTCGCCGGCCTCGTTGGCGCGATCGACCTGCAGGAACAGCGCCACTACAAGGAGCGACTGAACCGCTTCGTTACGGCCAACCACCAGCAATGGCAGATCACAAACGGGAGAGTCGCATGAGTACCGCACCGGTCAAATCCCTGATTGACGAACAGCTTGAGCAGATCGAGCGCAGCCTGGCGATTATCGGTGTTGGCCTGCCGCGTGAGCTGCCGGTGCAAAAGCTGCGTCCCGAGATAGTCGCGGCACTTAAGGCCGGCCAGATTGCTGTGAGGCCTCGGCCATGACCCGCTACCAGCGAGCCAGGCGCCTTGCCACCTGGCGCGGCAGCTTCATCGCCCTTTCCTTCTGCACCTTCTGGATGCTGGCCAGCGCACTGGCTGGCTCTATCACCCAATAACCAACTTGTCAGCGCCCACCGCATGGATGGCGCGGGAGATTTCGCATGTCTGAACGAAAGCACACACCTGGACCATGGACTGACCTTCCTCGAACTGAATGCATCGCGATCTGCGGTCAAGACAAGGCAAGACTTCAGCTTGGCTTTGTGAACTCTGCAAATCCTGACCGTGTGGCAGAAGGGGAGGCAAACGCGAGGCTGATCGCTGCCGCCCCTGATCTGCTGGAGGCACTTGAAAGCTGCATTGAACACGGCTCTATGACCGGCGCCGAATGGGTAGCTGATAAGGCCCGCGCTGCTATCGCCAAAGCCACTTCCTGAATCACGTAGCCGAGCACGGCGGATCCCATGATTGATCAACAGTATCTATCCGCTCGCCTTTCCTACTGCGCAAATACCGGATCCTTCACCTGGCTACCACGGCCGCTTTGCGACTTTGTGTCTGAGGAGCGCATGAAGGCCTGGAACACCAGATATGCCGGCTCGCGAGCAGGAAAGGTGAACAGCAACGGATATCTGCTCATCCAGATCAACCGCAAGCACTACAGGGCCCATCGCTTGGCCTGGCTTGCGTCATACGGCAAGTGGCCGACTCAGCATATCGACCATATAAACGGCAACAAGCTGGACAACCGAATAACCAATCTACGAGACGTCAGCAGCCTCGAGAACAATCGGAACATGCCCCTTCTGGCCAGCAATAAGAGTGGCCGTGTTGGGGTTAGCTGGTACTCAGCCAGGTCCGAGTGGGTGGCTCACATAAAGGTTGATGGCCGGCAAAAGATCCTTGGCCGCTTCAAGTCAAAAGCGCTCGCCATTGCCGCGAGGGAATCCGCAGAGCGCGAGCTTGGATTCCATCCCAACCATGGCCGCATGCCCGCTGCTTGACCTGGCATTTCCCCAACCATCAACCGGAGGCGATCATGAGCAACGCCGTTGCCACAATCTCCCAGGACATTTACGGCACCCGCGACTCCTTCGCCTCGGTGCTGACCGACCGCTCGCTGAACTTCGAGCGCGAGGCCGAATTCGCGATCCAGACCATCACCGCCAACGACTATTCCATGAAGCTGGCGGTGCAGAATCGCCAGTCCGTGGTCAACGCGGTGACCAACATCGCCGCCATCGGCATCAGCCTCAACCCGGCCAAGAAGCAGGCATACCTGGTGCCGCGGGACGGCAAAATCTGCCTCGACATCAGCTATATCGGCCTGATGGACTTGGCCATGAACACCGGCGCCATACGCTGGGCCCAGTCGGAACTGGTCTACACGAGCGACAACTTCGCGCTCAACGGCTTCGACAAGCCACCCACCCACTCCTACAACCCGTTCTCCAAGGATCGCGGCGAGGTGATCGGCGTCTACGTGGTGGTCAAGACTGCCGACGGCGACTACCTGACCGAGACCATGAGCGTGGACGAGGTCAACGCCATCCGTGACCGGTCCAGCGCCTGGAAGGCCTGGATATCGAAGCAGAAATCCTGCCCATGGGTCACCGACTGGGGCGAGATGGCCAAGAAAACCTGCGTGAAGCGGGCCTACAAATACTGGCCGAAGACCGAGCGCCTGGAAGAAGCCATTCACTACCTCAACACCGATGGCAACGAAGGCCTGTCGCCAATCAACGGCAAGCCACAGGCGGATGCTGACTTGGCTCGGCGCTGGATCGACCAGGCCGTTTCGTGTCAGTCGGTCGACGCTCTGCAGCAGATCTGGCAGGCCGGCCTGGCAGACATCAAAGCCGCCAGGGACATGGCCGCATACAGCCAGTTCAAGGCGCAGGTGGAGAAACGCCGCGCAGAACTGCTTGAGCTCGAACCCGCAACTCTGGAGGGCGAACCGCAATGATCCTGATCGAATGCGAACAAGGCAGCGCCGAGTGGCACCAAGCGCGCGCCGGCTGCATCACCGCCAGCATGTTCGGTATCGCCCGGTCGCGCACCGGCGGCCTGGACGAGAAGCAGCAGGCCTATGTGACTGCCATTCTTGGCGGTGCAAGCGAAGGAGAGGCCCGCGCTGTGGCCGGTTACAAAACATCGCCCCGCGCCGAATCGATCCAGCTGGCCCTGCAAGGCAAGCCGGTCGGCCAGCCAACCGAAGCTGCGCTGAATTACGCCTTCAACCTGGCCGTTGAGCGGATCGCCGGTGAGGCGCTGGACAACGGCTTCGAGACTTGGCAGATGAAGCGCGGCCACGAGTTGGAACCCATGGCCCGAATGGAGCACGAGATGCAGACTGGCCTGATTGTCCAGCGCGCCGGCTTCGTGACCACCGACGACGGCGCATTCGGCGCCAGTGCTGACGGCCTGATCGGCGAGGACGGGGGCAGTGAGTACAAGTGCTTCATTGCCCCCGACAAGCTCCGAGCCTTCCACATCGACAACGACGCCAGCGGGATCATGGACCAGGTCCAGGGCTGCATGTGGATCACCGGCCGCAAGTTCTGGCATGTCGGCATGTACTGCCCTGCCCTGGAGGCTGTTGGTCGCCAGCTCTGGTGGCGCGAGTTCAAGCGCGACGACGACTACATCGATCAACTTGAAGCCGATCTCTGGCAGTTCAAGCTGCTGGTGGATGGCTTCGAGGCCAAGCTTAGGAGCAAGGCAGCATGAACCCATCAATCGACCTGGAGGCAGCGAAGGCTGCCTTCTTCTCGTCTGGCGGCCGGATCGTTGAGCTTGAAGGCTTCCAGTACGTCCCCTTCCGCCAGCGCCATCACCCTGAGCCGAAGCCGAAGCGGGCCAGGCCAGCCAAGCAAGAGCCCGGCGGCGAGCGCAAGATCCGCGCCAAAGAGCGTGCAGCTCAGATCGAAGAACTCGCCAAGACCATGAGCTGTGGCGAGGTGGCCAAGCT